GATAGGCCACTGGTACGAAAACCGCGAGGCGGTGGTTGTGGGGGCTGTGGCGGCTATCAAAATCGAGTTGGCTGTCAAGAACCTGCTAAATCAAAGCAGAGCGTGGTGGTTCTAATGAAATCGGCGCGCATCGGCGAGATGCACACGAAAATCACGGTGAAAGCGCTGACACCCGGGATGGACGCGGACGGTTATCCCACGGAAACGTGGACGGACGTGTTCACGGTGTGGTGCAACTGGAAAAACGCGCACGGCACGGAGCTGTATGAAACAATGCGGCTTGACTTGAAAGAGGTTGCAACCATCACAATGCGCTACTCGGACAAAATCAATCAGCGGTGCCAAATATACCGGGAATCGGATACAGAGCCGTATGAGATTATCTCGATTGACAACGTGGAAGACAAGCGGCGGTTTCTGGAAATCAAGGTAAGGAGGCGGGTGGTAGCGTGAGCTTTGAAGCCGAACTAAAGGCGGCGGTAAGTTCGCTGAATTACCCGTGCGCGGCGAACATCTACGCGGGCGCGGAAAAAACCTATTTTGTGTTTAACTACACCGTCCTGCCTGATGACTTCGCAGACGATGACGCGCAGCATGAGCGGTATCTTGTGCAGCTCCACTTTTACGCGCCGCACACGCTTAACACCGCGACAATCCGCAAGACAATACGCGGGCTGATAAAATCGGCGTTTACCGCGCCGTCGGAAATGGCGGCATCGGACGAGCTGAACCAACACTACGTTTACGAGTTTGAGGTGTTAGATGGCGCGGATTGAGTTTAGCGGCATTGGCGAGATGGAATCGGCGCTGTCCGACATAGCAAACGATATTGACGGGCTGGCCGATGAAATGCTGAACGCGATGGGTGATGTGGTTGTGCCCGCGCAAAAGAAAACCGCCTCGTCGATGCTACGCGGCAAGTATTACAAAGGCGCGGTGATGGCAAGCATTCAGAAAAGCCGCGTAAAGCGCGGCAAGGGCGGCAAAGTCATGTTTATTGAGTTTGTCGGCACGCAACACGGCGAGGATCTGTCAACCATTGCGTACATCAACGAGTACGGGAAAACAAACCAACCTGCAAGGCCGTTTATTATGACGGCGAACGAACAAAGCGAAGTGGAGGCGGTTGAAAAAGCCGCTTCCGTTTTATTTAATCACTATAAGGGAAAGGGGTTATAAAAACCTATGGCAAAAATCGGATTTAAGTATATCGCGTGGGCGCAGATGGCGACCGAACCTGACAACGCCGTGCCGACCTACAACGCGGGGAAGGTGCTCGGAAAGGCCGTTTCCGCGAGCCTTGCAATCACAAACGCGGAGGGCAAGTTGTACGCTGATAACACCGTAGCGGAGAACATCAGCGAGTTTACTTCCGCTCAACTTACGATGGAGGTTGACAACATCGGCCTGTCAGATCAGGCGGGGCTTTACGGGGCGACCTACGCAAACGATGAAATCCAATTCGGCACCTCCGACAACGCGCCTTATGGCGGCGTAGGCGGCTATCAAGTGCTGTCGGTGAACAACGTGCGAAAGTACCGTGCGTGGTTCTTCCCGAAAGCAAGGGCGCTTGTACCCGACGAAACGGACAACACCAAGACCAATTCCATTTCGTTCGGCACGCAGCCGTTGAACCTTGACATTCAGCCGCCGGCGTTTGGCGCGTGGAGGTATGTCAAAGAGTTTACCGACGAAGCGGCGGCAAAAGCCTATGTTGATACCAAGCTAGGCGTGGCGGCATGGCATGAGATTAGCGTACAGCTTCAGGGCGAGGCCGCAGGAAAGACCGCATCGCCTGTCGGTATCAGCTATGTGGCGGCGGCTGGCTCGTTCGTGCTCAACATCACCGGCACTCCTACCGCGCTGTATGACAACGGCGAGGAAAAAAAGGCATCCATTGCGTCGGGCAAGTATACCCTGTCGAACGTGACCGCAGCGCACAAAATCGCGGTTATTTTCTCGTAAAACTGGCGGGGGAGGGGCAAACCCTCCCCTTTCCTTTAAGGAGGAAATTATGAATCTTAATAGCTATTATTTTGTATACAACGCGGCGGCACACTTTGCGGCGGCGAAGAAATACCCTGACGGACTGATGCAAGAAATGGTGAAGCCGGACGGATTCGATGCTATTTGTTGGGCGCTTGAGGAACTTTCCACGCAGGGCGAACTTATCCGCAGGGACATGGGGCATGACAGGCAGTCACCGTTAAGGGCAGAAACGGCTAAACGGCTTTTAATGCCATATCAAATCATCGAAGCAAAGAACATTATTTTTAGCGCAATCGCGGCAGGGCTGAACCCTCCAGGTGAAAACGAAGAAGTCGACGAGGTTCTTGTAGAGAATCAAAAAAAAACGGCAAGCGACTGACGGAGGCGCAGTATTTGGCTATTGCTACCTCCATAGGATTATCGCGTAAAGAGGCCATGTTAATGGACATTGCCACGGTTTACGGCATATATGAACTGCGGAACCCGAAAAAGGAGGACTAAATGGCCGAAAGAAAGATAAGCACAAGGCTTGTTGTTGAAGGTGAAAAGGAATACAAGTCCTCGATAACAAGTATAAACAGGGAATTGAAAACCCTTGAATCTGCGCTAAAGCTGGTTGATAGCAATTTCAAGGGGCAAGCAAACACGATAGCGGCGCTTGAAGCGAAGAATAAGGCGCTGAATGATGTTATCGGCAAGACAGCCGAAAAGCTGAAAACAGAAAACGCAGCGCTTGATACCGCAAAGGCCGCGAAAACGAAGTATGCCGAAGCCGCCGAAGCTGCAAGAAAAAAGCTGGACGAGCTGCAAAAAACCACGGACGATGCGACGAAAGAAACGGAAGAATACGCAAAGCAAGTAGCGGTTATTCAGGCCGAAATAAACAAGTACGAAAAAGCGGAAGCTGGCGCTGCGGCGGCGGTTGAAACCCACACGCAAAAGGCAAACAGGGCGCAAACGCAGATAAACGACCTGAACGGGACGCTGGCCGAAAACGAAAAGCACCTCGATGAGGCACGTAAAAGCACCGACGGGACGGCGAAGTCCATCGACGAGTTCGGCAAGAAAACAAAAGAGGCCGGGAAAGGGGCAGAGGAATTCGGCGAGAAATCGTCGGAGGCGGTGGACGCTTTAGCGTCTGCTTTGGCCGCTGCCGGGGTGGTTGCGTCCATTAAAGCCATTGCGGACGCGCTGAAAGAATCCGTGGACGCATCTATCGAGTTTGAGAGCGCGATGGCTGGCGTGGCAAAAACCACCGACTTGACCAGTGACGAACTGGCCGCGATGGGCGAGCAGATAAAAGAATTAACCCTAAACATCCCGATTACGGCATCAGAGTTTGCGCAGATTGTGGAAGTTGCCGGGCAGCTCGGCGTTGAGAAAAACAATCTGATTGACTTCTCCACGACGATGGCAAACCTAGGCGTTGCAACCAACATGACAGCCGACGAAGCCGCGACGATGATTGCACAGTTCGCCGCCATTACCGGCATGGACGCTTCCGGCTATTCAAGATTGGGCGCGGCAATCGTTGCGCTGGGAAACAATTTTGCTACGAATGAAAAGAAGATAACGGACATGTCGCAGGCTATCGCTGGCGCGGCAACCAACGCGAACATTTCAGAGCCGGATATTCTGGCCTTGTCGACGGCGGTGTCATCGTTGGGCATCGAAGCTCAAGCGGGCGGCACTAGTATGAGTTCGCTTATCTCCAAGATTCAAGCGGCGGTTGAAACCGGGGACGGATTGAACGAGTGGGCGGCGGCGGCTGGACTGTCTGCATCGGAGTTTGCGGCGCTGTGGGGGACGGACGCAACGGCGGCATTGGGCGCGTTTATCGGTAACCTAAACAACTTGGACGCATCGGCAAACGTGACGCTGGGGACGCTGGGCATCACCGAAACGCGCATGGTGCGCATGATAACTTCACTGGCTAACGCAGAGAGCGCGAGCGGACTGCTGACGAACGCAATCAACACGTCGAATTCCGCTTGGCAGGAGAACACCGCGCTGGTGACGGAAGCGTCCACAAGGTACAAGACAACCGAGAGCCAAATCACGCTATACAAAAACTCGGTGCAAAACCTTAAAATCGCGGTTGGCGACCAATTAACCCCGGCCTTGCAAGACCTTGCGAAAACCGGGAAAGAAATCAACGAGTGGGCGACGGAGTTTATCCAGACCCACGAAGGGGCCGTACCTGTTATAACCGCCGTTGTGATTGCGCTGGGTACGTTTGCGGGCGGGCTGACCCTGCTGTCTGTGGGAATCCCCGTTGTCACAAAAGCCGTCGCCGCGTTAAACGCTGCGCTCATAGCAAACCCGTGGATGCTGGCGGCGACCGCGATTGCGGCGGTAACTGCCGCCATTGTCGTTTATACGGCTACGGCAGAGGACGGAGCGCAAGCGGCAAAAGACTTTAGGGATGAACTGGACGCAACTTATGAAGCCCATCAGGACGCGATAGGGGCGATTAACGATGAAGCCGATAACACGGCGAACATGGTCAATAAGCTGATTGAATTAGCGTCTGCCGAAGGTAATTCAGCCGCACAAAAGGCGGTTATGTTGGGGTTGATAAACGACCTTA